CTAGATGTNTGTGTTTGTACATTTCCAGTATGCATTCCGTCTGCACTTATAGAAAAAGATAAATGGTTTTCATACCATACATCTGGAAGAGCATCTGTAGGCTGGTGTTTCAAAAACAACAATTGAATCGGCTCTATAAACCTGTATGTCTGCTGTAACTGTAGAGCGTCTTTTAGCTCTTGACAATGTGCCTCCGCATCTTACTGTACCAGTAATTAATAATGTTAACTGATTAGTTGATGAGTCTCTGTAAAATTTATAATAATTAGTGCCTTCAGCAGTAGAAATATTTGTAGGAGAACTAGCTGTGCCAGACTCATAAGTATTTGTTATGCTACCTGTATTACCTCCAACCTCCGTAACTGCATTATTTAACACTACCTCCGCATTATCTCCATTCCACCAGTCTTGCATATTTGCATAAGTAGTTGAAGATATAAGCTCTACGTTTAATTCGCTTATTCTGCGCTCGCATTTAGCGTTTCCTTGACCTACTCCAAGTCTTTCTTGTCTAATAGACAATACAATCCTACTCCCTGACGGAACAGTATAATCTACATACTGACCTCCTGGAGTAGCAGGGTCTGAGTTCATTGGATAGGATAAAATAGGATATTGATTAGCGCTATTTTCAATAGCTGTTAATGAGCCTGGAGTTATTATATCATCATCTCCCCTAACTGTAGAAAAATTATTAGGATTTATTTTCATGTAAGTGCCGGCAGGTGATATAATGTCAGCACCCGCTGCATCTTTTAAAAAGTCTGCTGACTTAGCTTCTTTTTCTAATACAGTTGCTTCAACACACCTTAATATAGGACCATTGCTATCTGACTTTACAAAATACCTGTCTCCGGTTTCTACTTTATTCGCATTCTCTCCTTCTAATAAAAAATAGGTAGCATTACTTAAAGGGTCTTGATAAAAAATATTTGAGTATATAGTATCGTATGTAGATTCAGAAGGATTAAGAACAAACTTATACCTTGTAGCCCAGCTTGGAGCTATTTGCTGAGTAGGTATAGAAACTTGAATTGTGTTTTTTGATATAGAAGCAGAACACGGTACTTGAACTGTATTATTTGGACTAACAAGCGCTGTAGATGAGCGATTAAAACTGTCCATATATACTATACCTATTTCGTATCCACGATTGCTATGTAAACTTCTTGTAGTGTCGGTAGTTCTAAAATTAGCTGTAGCAGCGTTAACCTCATAAAACTCATAAGCATTGTTAGCACCATCTACATAATTCATTGCTATTAACTGTAAACCTATAGTATTACTAGCCGGAGTTGCAACAATATTAATAGGCTGTCCAGCACCTGATATACCACTTGCTGTTTTAGTGTAAGTACTTAAAGATGATGGTAACGCACAATTTACCTGGTCAGTTAAAGTAGCCCCATTACAAGCATTAGGAACTGTTTGAATGTTAGAAGATGTTCCTATTTTTTCTATAAAATCCGTGCTTGTAGCTAATGCATATACATTAACAAAAGTAGTTGGCAAAACATATTCAAAAACTATCTCAGTATTTGCTGTAGTTCCTCCAGGAGTAGTTCCTGTAAATTGACTATGTGTAAGAGTAAAATCTAAAGTTATACTTGCTCCTGCTGTTAAATCAAGAGTGCTTCCGTTTTGTTTAGATAAATCAAAATAAACGATAGAGCTATTTATAGTAACAGGCGTAGGGCCATAAGTATAACTACCGCTTCCTGTTGAGTCTAAAATTTCAGTAGTTGCTATTTCTGAGCTAATTAATGAAGCGCTATATTCTAACTTTATATCTTCATCAAATTTATCTTTTAAATTATATCCTTCTGTATAGTTACCAAAAACCAATCGGTTTCCCATAACTGTTTGAGATTTTGCCAGCAAAGGGACATTGTCATAAAGCCTTAGTATTTCAGAACTAGGAAGTAAAGTAAATATTTTACTGTTATCAAAGGTATAAGTATAAGTAGTATTATCAGCATACCCTAAGTTTTCTTTATCTAAATATTCGATTACTTTTATATTAGAGGTTGTAGACTCTTTAAATAAAAGTTCAATTCCCGTTACTAAGTTGCTCCCTGAATTAAAATTAATAACAGCTGCATTTTTGGTATTTTTCATACCTTCATTTAAATAACTATTATAGCTAAAATTAAAAGTAGAAGGTGTAAAAGCGGGGTCACTAAATTGTGATGTAGCAGAATACTGGTTGTCGGCATATTTATACCTATAAGCAAATGATATAAATCTTTCTTCTAAAAAATCATCTTGCTGCCCCGGAACATTTAATGTTTGAATAGTAGGAGACTCTATAGGAGGTCTTTTTATAACCAGTATAGACTCAGCACTGAAGCCATCTAACAAATTGTTAGGAGCATTATACCTTGTATTTACATTTATAAATCTAGGAGGATTTAAATTATCTGTAAAAAATAATAAATTATCAACTAAATTAACCCCTGTAATTAAATTGTAAACACTAAAGTTTAAAGTTGTATTTAAATTCCCACCGTCATTTAAACTAATTAAGTGATAAGTAGTAGAATTATCTGTAATATTATAAGAAACTAAAAGGTCTATTTTTGAAGTAGCGCCTTGAGTATAAGCTGGGTCATGAACAAACCAATAAATAGTTTCATTAGCTCCATCTTCAAATGCGCCTATGCATCTAGCATTATTACTTAACTCTACATCATTAAACATCAATGTTGTAAGTATGGTATTACCCTTAGAATTTTCAACAGAGCCTACCTCTGTGCTTTCTGTAGAGCCTAGCCTAACATTTAATGCATCAACATATTCACCGTTTGGTAAAAGCCTTTCATCAAGGCTTTTATTCATACGGCCAGCTATAAAATTTCTTTGAATGTTTGCCATCTTATTTAATCCACTTATTCTCTCCTCGTAAATTCATTAATAATCTACCTGGATGAATATTGCTTAATCTAATTTTTGCGTTTCTAAGTAAAGCTGTTTTTCTTTTTCTAGCTCTATTAATAATGTATTCTTGAACATTGAACTTGCTATTTAAAATTGCATACTCAATATAAGCATAAACATAATCTTCAAAAAGTTTGTTAACCGATACTTGAGAATCATCTCCACCTTCCATTCCGTCAGAGATGTATTCTAATACACAGTTTTCATTAAGCATAGTGGAATCAAAATTAATAACCCCTGCTTTTTTATCTATTCTAAATGTAGGGTTAAAGTTTGCCGTTTCTGTATTTAAACCATAACGAGCTCCAATGGTATAATCTGCATACCAGTTAGATTCAGAATCTAATGCTACTTGGTCGGCTGCATTTTCTTGATTAAGATAAATACTATTTTGTTGACCATTTTTTCTTTCTGTATCTAAAGTAGATTCATTAGTTATTACCGTGCCGTCAGCATTAAATGTTAATGTGCCTCCAGCTCCTTGTAAATATGACTGAGCAGAATTAACTTGAATATTCTCATTTAAAGGTCTAAGCCATCCATCTTTGTATAATGAAATACGAATCCAATTAATATAATCATTTGGTAAAACAAAAGTTAGATTATCATAAACTGTTAACTCTAATGCTTTTATCTCCATAAATGCATCGTAATTTAATTCTTGTATACCACGCTTTGCATGAAACAATATTTTAAATCTTTCTTCGTTGTTAACTAAAGAATGATTTCCAGAATACATTAACTGAAAATTATTTACTATATCTTCCAAGCTTACATATTGATACGACCCCCAATTTTTATTAGTAGGAGCTGCACCTGCGTTTTCGTAATATTGATATTGTGATAAATATGCCATCCTATTGTTCTTGGTTTTCTTGTTTTTCTATTAATTGCCCAAATTGCACTGTAGCTATTTCTCTTATAGACATTCCAGCGTATTGCAGTATTCTAGCAACTAAATTATTTACATCATCTGGAGGAAGTTCAAAGTCTTGATAGTCTGATTGAGACTGGTCAAAGATAGGCTCGCCTGCTGTTAATGAAATATACGTCCACTTAGGGTCTTTAGGGTATCTTATATATTGACAAACCACTCTTCCTATAGTAGACACAGTGTCAGGGTATAGTGTTAAAACTGAGCCTTCTTGTGTGTATGCAGGAAAAGTAATATTTGGAGCAGTTAGCATAGATTTATTGAGCATAGTAATTTTACTATGGTTTACCTGTTCTGCTTCATTTTTTAAGTTTACTTTTTTATAAACTGCATACGGTAGATTTGTTGTAGTTAGTGTAGCTACATCTACAACTAATGTAGTTTCATTAGTTACTGACACCACATTTAAATTAGTTACTACTGAATTAGCTAGTATTACAGAAACAACATCTCCCGCAGTTACACCATTTGCTTGAAAAGTAGCAGTAGCGTCTATAAGGTTAGTATTACCGCCTCCTGTTGCTGTAGTGTTCCCAGATGATGTTACCGTGCTATATATTAAAACTTTGTTTAATAAATAATAATCTGAACCAGTTGTGGCTGGTGTAGGAACGCTATATTGACTTAACACACTATGAGATAAACTTGCTGTAACAGAAAAAGTATCTATAACTTCTTCATATCCCTTATTAATATCAGCATATCCTGTCCCTGATACTCTACCGTTTTCTTTATTAATCTGATTGTTATAAGCTATAAAATATTCATCAAAAATATCTAGCTGTGCTTGTTTAGCAAATAGATTATAATCTGATGGAGATATGTAACCGTAATTATTCTTGTTAAGGATAGCAAGAACTGTATTTCTAACAGCGTTTATCATCGCTTTCTTTTTTACAAAGATAAACAAAAAAAAAGAGGTCAATTATTTTTGACCTCTCTCTA